CCAGCTTGACAAGCTACCTAAACTAGAGGAGAATGAAGTTCGTAGGAGGTTACATGAAACACTTGAGCGAGTTAGAAGCAGCGGCATTGGCGGCAAGGAGAGAATCTCTAATGCCATCTACCGTGGAACATCAGGAAAAATTCGCTGATTACAAAGAAGGCAGAACTTTTGATTTAGAAAACAAGGGTTTTGCTGAACGCCTGGCTGCGGGACTAAACAAAGCAGTTTTGGCTAGTGAGGCGAAATGACTGAGAAATGCGAAGTTTGTAAATTCTTTCGTGACTCTCAGATAATGGGTAGTTGCAGACGCTATCCAGTATTACAAAACAAACACGCTAACGATTGGTGTGGCGAGTTTCAAATTGTAGTTGCCATCATCCGTGAGGAGGATGTTTTGCCCGCACCAGCTGCGGGTTCTTTTTTACCTAAAAAACGAGGCAGACCTTTTAAAAATGATAAAACCAATAAATGACCGAGTGGTGATCAAGCCGCTTGTTAGAACGCTGTCAGAAATTATTTACGTCAACAACAAAGAACCTTTCAACGAGGGAACGGTTGTGGCGATAGGCCCAAAGGTTTATGAAACCCAAGTGGGTGACTTTGTTAAGTACGGTAATGGGGATTATTTGAACTGGCCCACTCAGAAGATTGACGGGCAAGATTATCAAATCATTCAAGAAGCCGACATTTGTGCAATTGTTGAGGAGTAATCATGGCGACTAAACCTGGCTTGTATGCCAACATCCACAAAAAGCAAGAGCGTATAGAACGCCAAAAAGCCGAAGGCAAGCCCGTTGAGCGCATGAGAACGCCTGGCACAAAGGGCGCACCCACAGCTGAAGCATTTAAACAATCTGCCAAGACTGCCAAAAAATGATTGAACAAGTAAAAGCCCGAATTGCTGACCTTGAAAAACAAAAGGAACAAATGTTGGCTAACTTTCACGCCATATCAGGCGCTATTGCCGAGAATGAAGCATGGTTGCGCCAATTAGAGAAACCCTTAGAATTACCAAATGACTGAAACAACCGAAAAACGCCCCGTTGGTCGCCCATCCCTCTACGATCCTAAATATTGTGAGGAAGTGATTGCATTGGGCAAAATCGGCAAAAGCGTGGAACAAATAGCCTCAAGATTAGGGTTTTCCCTGCGTACAATGTACGAGTGGCGTGATGTGCATGAGGAATTTTCGCACGCCTTAACAGAAGCCAAGGAACATGAGCAAGCATGGTGGGAAGATCAAGCGGATTCTTACATGGTTGAGACTAAAGACGGGCCGAGACTAAACGCAACGATTTGGTCAAGATCAATGGCTGCACGATTCCCTAAAAAGTATCGTGAGCAAGTCAAGCAAGAGATTACGGGCGCTGATGGTGCGCCATTTCTGACGGGCATCCAAGTTTCATTTGTGAAGCCAAGTGAGTGAAATAGCCCAAGCAATTGCAAAGGCTGAGTTCCCACTCAAGCTAGAGTGCCTGTTTAAACCATCACGTTACAAAGTCTTATATGGTGGACGGGGCGGGGCTAAGTCTTGGGGGGTTGCTAGGGCATTGCTAATAAAAGGCGCTCAAGCCCCGTTAAGAGTGCTTTGCGCCCGTGAATTCCAAACTTCAATCAAAGATTCAGTTCACAAGCTGCTGTGCGATCAGATCATGGCGCTTGGCCTGGAAGGGTTTTATGAAATCACCCAGGCTTCAATTAGGGCAAAGAACGGCACAGAGTTTAGCTTTGTCGGCCTGAAGAACAATGTGGCTAACGTCAAGTCTTATGAAGGCGTTGATGTGTGTTGGGTTGAGGAAGCGCAGACCACAAGCCGAATGTCATGGAATGTGCTAATTCCTACCATTCGCAAAGAAGGCTCAGAAATATGGATTACTTTTAACCCAGAGTTAGAAACTGATGAGACTTACCAGCGGTTTGTTTTAAAGCCGCCAGAGGATTGCATAGTTCAAAAGGTCAACTGGTCAGATAACCCGTGGTTTCCCGAAACGCTGAAACTTGAGAAAGATGCGCTTAAGCACCGTGATCCCCAGGCTTATAACGTGGTTTGGGAAGGTTTATGCAGACAGACCGTAGATGGGGCTATCTTTGCCAAAGAAATGCAAATGGCAGAGTTAGACGGGCGCATTACCAAAGTGAACTATGACGCAACTAAGCCAGTTCACGCCATCTTTGACCTTGGGTGGTCTGATGCCACAGCCATTTGGTTCTTACAGTTTATAGGCATGGAAACCCGCTTAATTCGCTATATTGAAGGCAATCAGCAGACCATGAGCGACTACCTGGCTAAGATGCAGACGTTTGGTTATATGTATGACACGCTATGGCTTCCACACGATGCCGAGAACAAAACCCTTGCAGCCAACGGCAGAAGCATTGAAGAAATTGTGAGGGCAGCTGGGTATAAGACCAAGATAATCCCTAGAACGCCTATTCTTGACTCAATCAATGCAGCTAGGACAATCTTTGTCAATTGTTGGTTTGACAGGGATAATTGTCACGAAGGCTTGCAATGTCTTAGGCATTACCGTTACGATGTTGACCCAGAGACTAAGCAATTTAGTAGAACGCCACTACACGACAATTACTCGCATGGCGCTGATGCGTTTAGGTATATTGGTCTGATGGTCAATGAGCCAAGACAGGCCAGAAAGCCTAGACCTACTGCAAATTATGGTGGTCAACATTCATGGATGAGTTAAAATGACTCCAAATCACTTAGGGCAACATCATGGCTGATGATTACGATCCACGAATTCAAGAAGCAGTAGAGTTTCTGAAGTTTGCCAATGACGCAGACACAATGAACCGTCAAGAAGCGTTAGATGACTTGAAATTTGGCGGTGGTGATCAATGGCCTGTTGAGTTGCAAAACTCCCGCAATCTTGAATCCCGCCCCGTAATCACGGTGAACAAGGTGGATAACTATTGCCGCCAAGTCTCAAACCAACAACGCCAACAGCGCCCCCGCATTAAAGTTCATGCCACAAACACGCATGAAGACATGGTTGATGCACAAACCATTAGCGGGATTATTCGGCACATTGAGGTTAACTCTAACGCTGATCATGCTTACGATAATGCGTTTGAATACGCAGTTCGCATGGGTTGGGGTTATATGCGGGTCAGAACTGACTACATTTCAGAAGATTCGTTTGACCAAGAAATCTACATTGATGCCATAGACAATCCCTTTACCGTTTACTTTGACCCTAATTCAGTCCTACCAGACGGGTCAGATGCTGACCGTTGTTTGATTACAACAATGATGCGTAAGGATGAATTTCGCAAGATGTACCCAGATGCGGATGACGGTGGCACAAGTTTTACACAACGTGGAACGGGCGACTCTCAATCTGAGTGGATTACCAAAGAGGATATTCGCCTGGCTGAGTATTACTACACAGTCAAAGAAAAGGCAAAGCTATATCTTTTGAGCGATGGCACAGCGACATTTGCTGATGACAAAGACTTCTTTACACGCCTAGCTGCTTACGGCATTGACGTAGTTGATACCCGTGATTCTTACAAGAAAACCATTAAATACTGCAAATTAACTGCGGTTGAAGTAATTGAAGAACGGGATTGGGCGGGCAAATACATTCCAATTATTCCCGTTTTTGGTAGACACATCGTTATTGGTGACAAGCGCAAAAAGTTTGGCATGATTCGCTATGCCAAAGACCCACAAAGGATGTATAACTTTTGGCAGACTTCCATCACCGAAGGCGTAGCACTTGCCCCTAAAGCCAAATGGCTGCTTGCTGAAGGCCAAGATGAGGGACACGAAAACGATTGGGCAAACGCCAACATCAAGTCATTCCCACTTCTGAGATACAAACAAACCGACATTGACGGTCGCCCAGCCCCTGCGCCAGTTCGCCTACAACCAGAGCCGCCACAAGCGGGCATCATGGCTGCGGCTATGGGTGTGGACAACGACATTAAAGCGATCATGGGCGTTTTTGACCCTGCACAGCTTGGACAAGGCAACATTTCAGGCAAGGCTTTGAATGGTCAGCAACAACAAGTTGACCTGACAAACTTTGACTATTACGACAATTTGACCCGTTCAATTGCTCACGTTGGCAAGATTTGCCTAGATTTAATCCCCAAAATCTACGACACACAACGAGTAATGCGGATCATTGGTGACGATGGCAAGCCCGAATTGCTGACGATTAACCAGCGGGACTCTGTGGGCCGAGTGCTGAATGACATTTCTGTTGGTCAATACGATGTGGTCATGGAAACAGGCCCAGGCTACAACTCCAAGCGCCAAGAAGCCGTGGACAATATGCTGCCATTGCTTTCAGCTGCGCCTGAACTGATGCAAGTGGCGGGTGATCTGGTGTTTAGAAACATGGATTGGCCTGGTGCTGACATTATTGCTGATCGTTTGGCAGCTGCTAACCCAATGGCTCAGATTGACGACAAGTCTAAAGTGCCTCCCCAGGTTCAAATGCAACTGGCTATGTCACAGAAACAGATTCAAGAACTTACACAGGCGGTTCAAGCTAGAGATTTGATGCTGAAAAACCGCATGGATGTTGAGCAATTGCGTCAAGACTCAGAGACTAAGCGCACCTTGATGAAAGAGACAGGCAGAGCTAATGAGGCAGAACTGCGTGAACAAAGTGATCGTGCCGAAATGCAAATGCGGGTGGACGGGCAAGCACACGATACGGTTATTAAGACGCAAACTCAGCTTGAGATTGAAAGAATGAAAACTGAAATAGCTATTTTGTTGGCTCAAATGGACAGAGCAACATTGAGAAACGCTACGGCAGAGACAACAGAACGGGCTATTTGAGTTTTAAAGAAATATGTGGTAAAAACCACTAAACCGTACCTATGAGGTTCATAGGGTTAAATCGTTGGGAAACGTATGTCCGAAAAAGAAGCAAGTCAAGTATTGACTAGCGAGAATGCAGCAGAATTTTATGCAAACAGATTAGGTTTAGCTGAATCTGAATCAGAGCCTGTGGCGGTTGATACCGAGCCAGTAGCTGAAGATGAGCAGAGTGAGCCGAAAGAGGCAGAAAAGGAAGCAAACCAAGAGGGTGAGCGTAAGCAAAATCCTAAACTTGAAAAGCGGTTTTCAGAGATAACCAAGCAACGTGAGGAAGCCCGTAAAGAGGC